CTCGTGGAACTTGTATTTGATCTCGCCTGCTGTGCTGTCAATGTCTCGCTCATTCCCCCATTTCCTCGAGTAGTGCTGGCGTAAGGCCAACGAACGATCTCGTCCCGTTCGGATGTTCAGACGCCGTTAATTCCCTCGCCTCATCCAATGACACAATTTTACCGTTCATTGCGATGTGTTCCGGATCGTCAAACCCAATGCGGTTATCAAGCACAATAGCCCTCTCCAGCCCCATGCCCTTCGCCATCTCAATACTCGATATTGATTGAGCGAAGCGCGTTTCAGTTCTCGCAATTACTCTGGCGCGTATCTCAACGGTTGACCACGGGCCTCTAACGACGGTTTCTCTGATCGATCTTGCCAATCCTTCACCTGCCAAACCAGCCGCGCGGCCCTCAGTTAGTCCGTTAAATATGCTCTGCTTGGCCTGTTCGGTTAAATCTATCAGCCCCGCGCGTCTACCGCCCGCAGCTATGATGGATCTTGCTACCGTGTCAGGAATACCGACCTCAACCCCAAGCCCTTTTGCAATTGCGACGTTAGCCAATTCTCCGACGTTGATGAAGTGACGCTCGAATAGTTTCTGAAATACAGGGAGCTCCGTGGTCATGCCGTCTAATATCTGCGCGGTATCAATCAGGTTTTTAAGCACGGGCAATGCTGCCTGCTCTGCTCTATCGCCCAGCTGCTCAAAAAAGGCTATCAAGTCACGCTGCATAGAATCGTTTAACCCGGGCAGCTGTTTATCTAACTGATTTGCTAGTGCCAAAATCCTCGGAGATGGCGTCACCTGGGGCGCGTTCTCTCCAACTTTCAATTCCTTAAACGACTTCTCGGGGGGTGGTAATGCTACCTGCCCCTTTCGTGGCACCTCAATTATGGCAATGCCCTGTAGAAATACGTCATCAGAGGGCAGTGCATCTTGACCCGTCTCTAACCGTCCTTCTGCACGTGTCCATAATCCACCGTTAACCAGGTCAATAATGCGTTTATTTTTCTCGTTCTTGTCTTCCTGTAGCGCTGCAATCTCTGAGTTATCAAATCTCACCTCACCTGCTCTGAACGATGGCATTAACTTGTGCTGTATCTCACTGACAATAATCCGTTGAAGAGGAATGACCCCGTTTTCCCATGATAGCCGACGCTCCTCTTTCATCGTGGCACCAACTGCTGACTGTTCTATGCCGGTGCCGAATCCGACGATAGCAGGTCTCACGCCTAGCGCAGCACAGACTCGTTCCTCTGAGACATTTCTTATAGCTGACAGGTCCATCTCTGCAGGGCTGAAGCCAAACTGCTCTACCTTGGTTTTGCCCCTCATGACCAGGGGCTTGCCGCGATTCTCACGGGTGAAATTTTGGCTCATGTATTCCTTTGTCGCTTCTGCATCGTCCGAATCAATCGGTTCAGTAGTGTCTGGCGATATGACGATCCCAGGTATGCCGCCGTTTTTCATCAATGCTGCGACCATTGCTGCCGCCTCCTGATCCGTCCAGATCTCGCGCATGAGCGATTTCATCGGGCCTACCCCTTTGCGCAGATTGTCCGGGTCTATGCCGTCTCGGAAATGCACGACATCGCGAACCTCCAATTTGATTTTCTTGCCGCCGACCGTGTACGTGTAGCCAGATAAAAACAGGCTGCCATCGTCGGGGAATGTGGGCGTTATCAGCGCGTGAGGCGCGTACCAGAGCTGGATAGGTTTGTTGGCATTGTTACGCACGATCAACCAGTAGGCATTACCATCGGTTGACAGCGATAACACGGTAGCTGATAGCAGTTGTTCGCCTGAATAAAATCCATTAGGCCGATTCAATAACTCGATTAACTCGTGTTTATCAATTTTGACTTTGTTCTGCTCTACGATGAGTGGTGACTCTATCAGAGCATGCTGCAACCATCTTATCGGCGACATCACGACATTGGCCGATGTACCGTCGCCCACGTCTCTCTGTAGTTCACTGTCTACTGCACGCGGGCTGTTGAAAAATACGAATGAGCGTCCAGGGAATCTCATTTCGGTTAGTTTTTTGAAACGTATTTTGTCTAGGAAACTCATATTATGCTGGGCCCCATCGTTGAACTGGCTTGATTAGTGGCTGGAGGGCGTAGCGAATCGAGTCCCACATATGGTTGTTTGCATCAATTATCTCTGGCAGCGGGTCGCCCGTTTGTCTATCAATTTTGTATGAATACAATCTCGCCTCCGTCGCCATTTCCTTACAGCGTGTGTGAATTATAATCTCATCGAACGATTTTAGAAATGCAATCCCGTCCTTCACGGATCCCGGCCCTTTCTTAACGGATCTGACTTTAGGCATACCGTGATGATTGAGATATGAAATGCTTTCGGGTCGTGCTGAGTCTGCCCGTGTCACATAATCGGCGAACCCTGAGATATGTTTCTCCAAAAATCCCGCAGTCTTGTCCAAGTCCAATTTGGTCCGCACTGCCTCATATTCTATAAATAACTTATTATCGTGTATCCAACACCTGACCCCTGCTGTAGGATCTTGAGAAAATCCGAAATCAAGGCCTTGATAGGGTCCCTGCCAATCATCGCCCGGCGTGAATTCATCGACAATGTAGCACCCGGCAAATATCTGCGCATCACTGACAAACGCAAACTCACCCATCCACACGTGGGCGTAACCGTCAGGGTCGCGTTTCTGCCATGCTATCGCCTCGCGTCGTGATCTGTCCGGCAAAAATGGATTGTTTAGATAGTTAGCCTCCACCACGATTGAGCTTTCAGGCGGCGATTTCCGCATGAACTCTACCGGGTCAGTATTGTCTTGCGGATTCCACTCAAACCATAATTGTGAATCATCGGCACGAATTGTCGGCAACAGCAGATCCATTGAGCGCCTGCTCAGGCTTTGAGCCTCAACTACCCAAGCTCTTTGAAAACCCTCCAATGATTTAATGCTGTCAGCCGTGTGATCCTGCATGCCCTGGAAAATTATTATCCCCGGCCCGCGCTTATCCCGGATCTCTGTATCCCCCACGTGGAACATGTGCTCCGCGCCCATTTTTTTGATCTTGGTCTCGAGTGTACGCTTTGCCGAGTATCGGAGTGATCGTTGAACCTCACGTATACAAACGGAGGCTAGTGCCGGGTTGAGTATATGTTCCTCAATCAGTAATTCAGCGAAAAAATGAGTCTTGCCGCCCGACCTGCCACCATACGCGCCCTTGAAATCAGCGTCATCGAGCAATGGTTGCGCCCATCTCGGCGTTGGTATATCTAGGTTTGAGGCCACCTTGTTCATTTTGCGGGGTCTATTATCGTGCGGGTGATAATATTTATCACCGGCGCGGCGGCTGTCACCTGGTGGTCGGGTTGGTCAGTCTGCCCGAGCCAGTTTTTACCCAACCATATTAACATGGTTGGGTTGCCATCAATCGCGGTCGTGTATTGTTTGCGGCGCAAGCTCATTCTGCCGCCTGCGCCCTTTTCCTTGATATACTCCGAAATTGCCTTCTTTTTCTCGCGCTTACACGCAGTGTTCAATGTATCGTAATCAATGCCAAGAATAGCCGCCTGCTCTTCGCCGGTGCAATGCAACGCGCACATGCTATCAACCTGGCGCCAATCAATGATTTTGAGCGGTGCATTACCTCGGCGTTTTGCCCTGGCCTTTGGTTTTGGCTTTGCTTTGGCCTTTGGTTTTGCTTTGGCCTTTGGCTTTGCTTTGGTTTTCGGTGTTGGCTTTTTCGTGTTATCCATTTGAAACCTCCTCAAATAGTTGACCATCAACATGGATAGCTTGCCTGCCGGTGAACGCTTGCCATCGTTTGATAATAACGTCGCAATACTTCGGATCCAACTCCATCATGCGGCAATGCCTGGCGCTTTTCTCACATGAAATCATGGTTGTACCTGACCCGCCGAACGGATCATATACAACATTGGAATCAAATGAGAATTGATCTACGCCCATATCAGACAATTCAACAGTGAACGTTGCTTTATGATCATCCCTCTGTTTTATCTTTTTAGTTTCCCAATAATTCCACCTACATTCGCCGGATATTTGAGAAGTTAAATATTTTTCATTAGCAGTCATAATAAATATGAATTCACACCTGCGACTATAAATCCCTAGGTTAGGTAAATTTACAGACCCGCCTTTGTTCCAAATTATCGTTTCTTTTACATCAAACGGGTTTGCATCTGAAAACAATATTTTTCCGTAATCGTCCCGGCTTTTTGCGTTATATGCCACGTTCCAAGCGATCGTGTATACATCACTTACGAAAGGCACAATAGAATTAAATATTGATATGCAAAAATCGAAATACTCTTGGCTTGATTTATTATCGAAATCGTTTTGATATAGACTTTCTACCCGTTTACCATATGAAAACAAAGCCAATTTGCCACCACCTTGGTTGTATGGTGGCGAAGTAAATACCAAATCAATCTTTCCTCCATCCATCAGTATATCAACCGCGTCTGTGCTGGTTGAGTCGCCGCACATTAGCCGGTGATTGCCTAGTATCCATACGTCCCCCAGCACGGTTATGGGCGTTTCTGGCGCGTCTGGTATTGCATCATCGTCGGTTAGGCCTTCGGTTTGTTCCTCGTCGGTTAGTCCAGCCAAGAAATCATCATCGAATCCCAATAGATCAACGTCGAATTCTAACTCTGTCAACGCATCAATCTCGATTTTCAATAGGTCCAAATCCCAACCAGCGTTTAATGCCAGCTGATTGTCGGCGATGACATACGCTCGTTTTTGCTCGTCGCTCAATCCTGAAATGGTAATGGTGGGGATTTCATCCATTGCCAGCTTTTTAGCTGCCTGAACCCTACCATGCCCGGCAATTATTGATCCGTCGTCGTCGATTAGCACCGGGTTGGTGAACCCAAACTCATTGATACTGGCAGCAACCTGGGAAACTTGCGCGGCGCTATGGGTCCGGCCGTTGTTGGCGTATGGGATTAGGTCGCCGATGGGTTTATATACTATTGAGAGCATTCAGAGACCATCGCAATACGTGAAAAATGAATTTAACATAGCACAAAACAGAGACGTTCCATATAATTTGAATGGGCGGCCGGACTAATTCGGTGGCTGTGAGTCGTTATGCTTTAACCCCTTAGCGTAATCCCTGACCTTTTTAGCCTGATCGGGCATCAGCCACAGCTCAATTTTGATTAGACCAGCAGCGCGCTTGCGTTCGCGCTCCTGGCGTTTTCGTTCGTTGGCTGTTACGGCCATTAAATTAATTCACCTCAATGATTTTTAGTTAGCTTGCTTAGCAGCAGCAATTTTACACCGTCATGATCATTGCACTCATCGATGCCGTAACCCTCGCTATCTAGCAACTGTACGCTGCCGTCATCGTTGGCGGCGATTCCCCACGATCCTCCATCCACTTTAAACCAGGTGAATGTAGTTTCGTTTTGTGCGTCACGTTCTGTGCTGATTTTTTGAATGCTCATGTTGTACTCCAGTCGTTAAATAATTTATTTTAGGCAAACAACCCTGTATTTTTGATTACAGGTTTTGCTGCCTCAAGAGCCTGGAGCCGAGCCATAAATTGTGGTCGCGCTATGGTGTTCCAGTATTGTCCAGGCAGATCTGCAAATTTTATACCGTAAGACATTTTTAAAATTTCGGCATCTGTAAAATCTGCAACTGTCAATTCTCGGCTGATTATCTCGTTGATTGTCATTTTCTCATTCCCTTGTTTGCCTGTGTGTGTA